TGCTGGCGGCGGCAATACCATGATGGACCTGAGCATGGGCGGCAACGCCAACTGGCTGGGTTATCCAGTGGTGTTCACGCAGTGCTTGCCTTCGCTGCTGACCGCACAATCTGGGGTCAACTACGGGTTCTTCGGCGACTTGTCCTTGGCTTGTGCGATGGGTGACGCTCGGGCAATCGAGATTGCTTCCAGCGATCAACGATACTTCGAGAATGACCAGATCGCTGTCCGTGCGACCCAGCGTTTCGACATCCAGGTTCACGACCGCGGTACCGCCACGGAAGGCGCAGCCGTTATTCGCCTGATGTTCGCGTAGTCCATCAGTTCCCCCGGATGGCTGGCGGCGGCTGGCCTAGTGTTAGCCGCTGCCTGTTTTTGGCACAAACACGAAAGAGATACGAAAATGAAAGCATTGCAAGGAACCCGCGTACAGCTCGGCAGCATTAGCCAAGCTGCCGCAACGACCCCGCGAACTGCACTGTTCGATGCACTCAACGCCAGCTCGGCAAAGATCTTGGTTGCCATCGGTGAAAACACCAACGCAACCGAGGCGGTCACGGTTGCCGTGACGACCGGCAGCGACGCGACCAGCACCACTGGCTACGTCTCCATCGGCAGCAGCAGCCGCGGACTTCCGGACGCCGCCGCTGTGCAAGTCATCGACATCGACATGCGAGGCAAGGACCGCTACCTGTACGTCACCGCCACGCCTGGCACCAACGGCACGACTGCCCAGGTTGCCATCGGTTCTATGATCGGAGTATTTGAGGTCGGTGTGGCACCCGACAACAGCACGACCCAAACGGGCAATACCGTGTTTGCCTAATCAATAACCACTAACCATCCGGGGGATACGTGATGGAAGTTCGAGTTTGCGGCATTATGACATGCCCGCGTTACAGCTTGACCTTGACCCGCAACTACATTGACCGCGCGTTTAAGACCGCGGGAATACCGCTGCGGATCAAGACAGGAGTGTTCTACGGGCAGTGCATGCAGAGCATGCTAAACGACTGCCTTAACGACGGTGCGGACTTCGCAATTACCGTTGATTTTGACAGCCTGTTTGGCGGGCACCACATCAAGCGACTACTGAGTGTGATTGCTGCCAACCCGCACATCGACGCCCTGGCGAGCTTCCAGGCACGCCGCGGCATGAAGTACCCACTGTTTACAGTGGCGGGGCAGGGTTCGGTCCAGTTTGAGGGTGCGCCGCTGCAAGTGACAACGGCGCACTTTGGACTGACGGCAATTCGCCTCAAGTCGCTTGAGGATGTAGCCAAGCCGTGGTTTCAGGGCCAGCCTGGTCCTGAGACTGGCGAGTACGACGAAAGCCGGATTGACGACGATATCTGGTTTTGGCGGCAGTGGCAGGCTGCGGGCAAGACCGTGTACGTTGACAGCGGGTGCAGGATCGGGCACGTCGAGGAAATGGTGGCTTACTACACACCGGACGGCGAACACTCGTTTGCCTATCCGCAAGACTTTATCACGGAGAGCGTGACCTGCGATGACAGTATTTCGGAGGTGCAAGCTCAAGCGTGATTGGAGCTACCGACACGCTGGGACTGTGCTGGAACTGACAGAACCAATGATTGAACTGATGGCTGCCCGTGGGCTAATCGAGGTGCTGGATGACGGTGACGCAAATCGAAAGAGTGACGACAGCGGAAACCGCACTGCCGGTCCCGTTGGCGGCACTAAAGAAACACGTCGCAATCGACGCCGCTGAGATTTACTACGATGACATGCTAACAGACATGCAGTTGGCAGCTGTGGAGTACATCGAAAGCAAGACGCGGCTGACGCTGCGGCAAGCGACATTTGACGTGTTCTTGTCAGAACTGCCACACAACCGCGATCCGCTTTACCTGCCACTGTGGCCGATTAGTTCGATAACCAGCTTTGCTTACGTGGACCGCGACGGGGCAACGCAGGCTATCACGCCAGCAACATTGCAGCAGTCGCTAAAAGTGCAGCCAGCCGCACTCTATCCAGCTGTCGGTGGCGATTGGCCAGACGTGCAGGACGACAACCAACGGGCGGTTACAATCCGCCTGGTGGCTGGCGGCTTGGCTGTGATGCCTGCGATGGTCACTCACGCGATCAAGCTGCTTGTCGCCCACTGGTTCCGTAATCGTGAGGCGGTTATTACTGGAACGAATAGCAAAGACCTTGAAAAAACACTCGATGCTTTAATGGTACAGGTGCGACGTAACCACTGGCAATCGTTCGGGGTGTACCAATGAGCCAGCTAAACTCCGGCACAATGCGAACCCGAATCCACTTCCAGCGGCCATCTACCACGACTGGCAGCCGCGGAGAGCGTACCGGCGACCCAACCGACCTTGGAACGCGAGATTGTGAATTGCAATGGCTCAATGGGCGCAAACTTGAGCTCGCACAGCAGATATTTGCACGTGCCAATATCCAGCTGCGAATGCGCAAACCAACGGCCTTTGATTTGCGGCCGCAAGACCAGGCATTGTACGGGACAACGCTGCTGACCATTGGCAGTGTTTTGCCAAGCGACGAAAAGCTGGATGACCTGCTTGTGTTGTGCGAGGTGGCTCAATGATACTCGGAGAGCTAAACGCACGGCAAGTTGATCGCATTGTTAAGATGCTAACCGGCATGCCAGCAAAGATACGAAACAAAATCCTGCGGCGCGAACTGCGAAACGCAGCAAAAAAGCTTAAACCTTCAGCAAGATCAGCAACGCCAGTTGCTAGTGGAAAGCTGCGCCGTAGTGTCAAAGTGCGAGCCGCAAAGCGATCTCGCAAAGGCATCGGCGTTTTGGTTGGATACAACGACAAGCCATATTCCGGCGACACGTTTTACGGTGCGTTTTTGGAATGGGGCTACAGGTGGGGCAAGCGAAGAAGCGCTAAGACCATTCTGCGTGAGTCTCGCAGGCGACGTCGATTGACCGACGCCCAGCGAGCACAGGTTAAGGCAGAAAACGACACGCGAAAGAAGATACCAGGCAAGTACATGCTGACAAAGGTTGCAGACGCTAATGGCCCAGCTGTGCTTGACCAAGCGATTGTCGCTATCGGGAAAGCAATACAAGACGAGGCTCGAAATGCTTGACATCATGGAAGCAATCAGAGCCTACTTGCTCACACTGGCCAACCTGAGCGGCGTTCATGTTGGCGAGGTTGTGCCAGAGGGCACCGGCGAAACCTACGTTTGGCTTAATCGTAGCGGCGAAACCGTTACTGACGAATTGTCGAACGTGTACGACATCGACGGCATCAGCGTAGATGTGGAAGTTGTAAGCGAAGATATAGACACGTGCAGACTTCTAACGCGTGCCGTTAAGTTTTGGCTGAGGCGATACCCGCTCCACAGCCAACCATTTCAAGACGATTTCGGCAACACGCGAACCATCCACGCGTTTCGCGTCGAGGATCACGACGACAACTACATCCCAAAGGGATTGCAGGACGATTCAGAGCTTCACGTCGGTGCGTTGTCCGTTGAGGTGATGTACAGCGGCGTTTGCAGTCAAGCAGTAGGACCAGGACCAACCTAACCGAAAGGATCAAATATGAGCACAGCCAAGGGTCAAGGCGTTACCGTCTACATCAACCCATCCACCGTGGCGACAGCCACAGTTTACACGCTTTGCGCCATCAGCAACGAGGGCGGCGGCGTTGAGTCTGACGTGATCGACGTTGAGCCATGCTTGCAAGATGTGGACGTGGAGCGTACGACCCAAGACCGCAAATTCACCGCGATCACAGTGCAGCTCAAGGAAGCGTTTTCGACGACCAGCAATGTATCAAGTGCACTGGAGGCGCTGGCAGGCAGCACGACGGCAATCCGCTACACCAAGCGAATTCCGACCGCAACGCCGGTCTTTATGTCAAAAGTCGGCCGGATTGTTTCCTTCATTCCAGATGCTGTTGACCGCGGCCAAGATATGACCGCAACTATGGTGATCCAGCCTACGTCGGGCTGGACAAGCAGCACGACTGAACCCGCAACCGTTTAACCAATGTCGGGGGACATTTTATGAACCGCGAAGATTTACTCAAGGCGATCACTGACCGTCAACCGGTGGGAGTTGAACTGAGCTTCGGCAAGGCATACGTTATGCCGCTGACCCGAAGCCAATTCGACCACTGTACCGAACTGGCTGCCAAGCTGCAAAAAGACATGACCGCAGCAAGAGCGGGCGGTGTGCGGTGGTACGCGATAGCGACCGCCTGGGTTGACGAACAGGGTAGCCAGGTGCTTGACCCGCACAGCAAAGAGGATCGGGCGCTATTTGACACGTTCAAAGCTGGGGATACGGAAAAGCTGTTTGAGGCGATCCTGGAAAGCAGCAGCGTAACGAAAGAGGATCGAGATTTTTTGTCGGTAGGCTAAGGCAAGAGGATAACGACAGGGCTTTCCTGTTCCGATTGTGCTTGGCCTTGGGTGTACCGCACCCCAACCGACTAAACTTAACCAACGCAGAACTTGCCGAGTGGTACGCGTACTTTACATACGCACCGTTCGGCGAGGACATGACACACGTTATGCTTGCCCGTATAATGTCAATGGTTAGCGGTAAGCCGCCATCGACGCACATGCTGCGGATCATTGACGGCGAGCCAATCGACCCGGACATGGCACACGCTGAAGCATTTTTACAGGAGGAGATACGACTTGGCCATTGCTAAATCGCTTGACATCCTCCTGCGTGCTCCGACTGGCAAGCTGGACGCTGACCTAAAGCGGGCTAACGCTTTAGCCAAAAGTTTTTTTAGTGGGTTCTCAACACTTGCCGCAGCAGCAATTGGCGGATTTACGCTTGCCGGATTTGTCAATCAATTTCGGTCCGCGTTTACTGAGCTAGATTCGATTGCAAAGAGGTCGCTCAGGTTCGGCGTAAATGTTGACGACATTCGCGCGTTGGACATGTCGGCTAAATTTGCCGGGTTGAATGTTGGTGAACTTGATAGAGCAGCAGCCGTTCTGGCGCGAAACATCGACCGGGCAAATCAAGGCGCACAGGAGCAGGTTAAACTGTTTGACAGGCTTGGGCTTTCTGCTGGCGAGCTTATAGGGCTTTCTCTACCACAGCAAATGAGCAAGGTAGCTAAGGCGTTTAGCAGCATCCAAAACGCAACTGAGCGCTCCTCGCTTGCTTTACAGCTATTTGAAGAAAATGGTCAAAAGCTGATTCCATTGTTTGCCAATGGCGGAAAGGCTATATCGGATGCAATAGCCGCCTCCAGTGAATTTGGTGGCCTTATCTCACAAAGCGATGCTGCTAAAGTTGAAACCTCAAACGACGCATTTACTCGGCTGCAATTTGCAATTACCGCGTTGTTTCAACGAATCGCCATTGACATGGCACCGGCTTTAACAAGGCTATTTACAATCATTGCTGATGGGCTTAAACCTGGAACAGCACTTAACTCTGCGTTTCTGGCGTTTGGAAGTATATTAACGCTGGCAATCAACATCACCAACGAGTTTGCTGGCCTGCTTTCGTTTGCTTCACAGGACATGGGTACGTTGGGCCGCGCCGTGGCTGGAGTTGTTGCCGGACTAGCCGCTTACATTGCAATCACCAAGGCGGCAAGGCTTGCGTCTATTTCATTTCTTGCGGTCCAGAAAGCGTTGCTGGTTATTGAAAAGGGGCGCGCATTGATTAACCCCAAGACGGCAGTTGCAGCTGCGGCGGCTGGCGTTGCTATGTTCGTGTTTGCAGATCAGATCAATGGCGTAATCGAAAGCATGCTGGGTCTCAAAGGAGCCACGGCCGAGGCAGGCGCAGAGCTTGCGGATTTTGATAAGATACAGGCACGCGCAACTGCACCTCGCAAACTAAACGTGGCATCCGCGCAGTTTGGAACTCAAGCAGCACTGGAGCAACTGCTGACCGTTCGCAGCGAGCGACAAGGCCTTGCACAAGTCGCTGCTGGAATCAATGAGTCAAACGACCTTCTTGGCCAGATCCGCGACGGCATAAACGCGGCACAGGGTATTGTAGGCGGCGCAGGATTTGCGGAGGCGGATTTATAATGGCAACCGTATGTCCGACCAGAGCAGTCACTCTAGCTTTGTCGCCTGGGCTTAGGCGTTACAAGGTGACGTACCGCGTTGATCTGGACACAGACATCGCAGGCGGGATCGGTGTTGTTACTGCACTTGGCCAGCAGCTATTTACGTCCACCTACAGCTATGGACTTGAGACGGACCCGTTAGCGTGGCTGGTGGACATTGGCGTTCCGCGTAGAGCTGGCGGTGACAAACTTAAGAATCGCTGGCTAGTCGATTGCACTTATGAGTTTGATCAAGAACAGCGGCCGGAATACCGCGGTGTCATCGTCGAGCCATTCTACGTTGGCGGGTCAGAGCCTATAGCATCGGCGTATTACTTTGGAGCGTTTGAGCAAGTCGGCGACACGCTACAACCAATCGGTCAAGCTGGTCAATCGTTTGGAAACAACTATAAAGGGCCAATCAGTAACTCAGCACGAATCCCAATCGTGCCAGTTCCAGAGCGTGACGCGTCGAGTCCAGCTTACCGAGTCAAGTGGGTGCGCAATCGTGCCGACTTCGATTTTGGGTTTTATATCAACTCAGTCAACACCGTCGCGTATACACTGACTGGGCTAAACCTACTTTTTACTACACTTTCAAACGGTGTTCCGTATGTCACGTTCCAAAAGCTATTTGCTCCTGGCACGTTGCGACTGCGAGATGTGCAAGTTTCGCCAGTCAAATATTACAGCCGCGACGCGTTTGAGCACACGCTTGAATTTGTCGAAGATGAGCAGCTACTTGCAGAACTGGACCGCGGGACTTCGGCGCGGGCTGACATTGGCGACCCCGATGGTAGGGGTGGCTCCTATTCCACGGGTGATTTTCCCGAGGGAACGCCTCAAGTACGCGACATCCTTGACGGAAGCGGCAACCCAATCACAGAGCCAGTTCTGCTCAACGGCAAAGGAAAGCCACTGGATGCGGTCGGCTCTTTGAAGCCGGTTTATCTCAAGTGGCTCAAATACGAAAGCACAGACTTTAACGAACTACCAATCGGAGTACCATAACGATGGCAAACGAAATCACAGTTACCACTGGGATCAGCATTTCAAAAGGTAACTTAACCAGAACGATACCAGTCCGCACATTTCAGGCAGACATGGCTGGCGTCCGCGTTATTACCAACAGCCAAGCGGTCGGCACAACACATGAGGCACTTGTGGTCGGTGATCTGGCCTCGGCTGGTTACTGCACAATCACCAACCTCGACGGAACCAACTACGCGGAACTTGGCGTAGATGTCTCCGGCACGTTTTACCCAGTGGTTCGCGTTGATGCTGGCAAGACAGCGGGGCCATTCCGCCTGTCAAGCCTAACGCGGCACGTCCAAGCCAATGCGGCAGCCGTCAACCTTGACATCACCATCGCCGAGGCGTAAGCGTGGCCAAGCGTCGCAACTTTTTGTCGGACTCTGACGTTACCACGCTGCGGAGATTGATCGCAGATGTCGAAACGCTGCGTGCGCAGATACGGACGCTACACGAACGCGACGGAAAGCAAAAGCGAGGTGGCGCACATTACCTAATGAAAGCGCCTAGCGGCGGCGTGCCTGCTGCGACCGGATCTCCGCTAGCGCCTGGCAGTGCGGATTGTTTGATTCACTACCGCGAGGGCGACCCCAAGACGATCCACGACACCACGCGGCCGGAAGTTGTCTACAATGCAACCGAGACCGCAATCAGCGGTAACGCAATATTTCTAGCTCATCGTGACGCCTGGGGCGATTTGTGGGTGGAGCAAGTTTCGGGATGCCCCGAAATTGACCTATCCCCTGGCAGCTACCCAGCCGTGGCAGGTGCGTCGATTGCAGGTGGTGCGGTTGGTGCAGTGGTGTATGACGGCAAGGTGGTTGACGCAATCAACCAAAGCGAATGTTCGGTCCGCATGGGCGACTTGGTCGGCTTGCATGTGTCGCCAACGTGCGAGTCGTTCTTTGTGCCGTGCGTGTGTAATTGCAATCCTGGCCCGCAAGACTGCTGTGATCGCTTTGCTTCACTTTGCATCAACAATCAAGTAAAGATTATCAGCGTCGATGGCGGTTCAGCGTCGTGGGATTTGTCGGAGTGCTGCGAGTGCGAAGGCGCGACGCTGACGATCTTGCTTGCCTGCGTCACTAACACCGTGACGGCATCTTGGGATTACGAATGCGGAGCGACGACCGACAGCGGCACGTTCGATCTATCTGGATTGTGCGATGATCCAGTAGTTGAATATGACGACACGATAACGATGGGCGGCTGTGACGTTCGCATAATCGCATCGACCGAGGCGGAAGCGTGTGACGAATGCGAGCCTACACCACCACCTCCACCTTGCACTTGCTGCTTTGAGTTGGTTCCGTGGACGGAGGGCGAATGTGATAAGTCGGAAGTCCCTGGTTTTGTGGATGACATTGGGTTAACAGGCGTTACGGTATCTACTGATCCGTGGTGCAACGGCGTGCCACTAACAGTAACAATGACGTTTACAAACGCTACCGGTTCTGCTGCAACTGGGGAGTCGATAAGGATCGACCTGACAAGCAACCTGCCTACCGCGTCGAGGCCAGTTGCCACTTCGGCGAGCGACGGCGGCACCATAACGGACGATATTCCTGACAAAGGATTTGGTATTGAGTGGATTGCTGGAGCATGGCCAAACGGAGGGACGCTCACACGATCATTTGTTATGACTCATTCTGGGTGCACGCCAGGAGTGTCGCAGATAACATCACAGGTATATGTTGCAAGTGGGTACATCTGCGCAATCACGTGGAGTGCTGTAGAGTGTCCATAAATAAGGTGCGCATTGTCAGAGTCAACGGCGTGGAGGTGTCGCGGACAAACGGCGAAACTCAACCAGCCAAATCCTGCCCGCACCGCGGCGACCAGTTCCGCACCATGACGAGCGATATTTGCGGCCAGCGTGGGCACGCAATCCCGGTCTACGCATGCGACGTCCACGGCGAATGCACGCATCGGCAGGCGTGCAAAGGGCAGGACGCCAGCGTGAGGATTTGCCTTGGGTGCGTGGATGGACCGTGGGCTGCGGATTAGTACACACCTAACAAGGCGGCAGGGGATTATCCGCGCTCGCTGCGGAGAATACTTGTTATGCTGACTCCGCAGGATCGTTGAACCCTGGCGGAATCCAAGCAGTCTGCCGAATCCCTTGTTCAATCTCAGATAACTCCACCGCCTTGATTCCCCACCGTTTCGCAGCTTCACGCAGACCAAGACCGCATCCAGTCACCCGATACTTTCGAAACGCCTCACCCCGTTTCATTTTGCTCAACTTGTATTGCGTGACCTTGCCTTCCCCATGACATGCGTCACACTCAAATTCACCGATCGGCGGCTTTGATCGTGGCTGCGATGTCACAAATACGACAGTCACTTCTCCTGATCCGCTGCATCTAGGACACGTTGCATAACAACGCGATGCAGACGGAGCACTCGATTGGCCGTTTTCTGTAGTCATAGTTTTCCTCCTCGTGCCCGCTGATCGCGGACGTTATGTTGACCAAATGTTCTTGCCTTTGTGGCACACCTTGCACAACGTCCGCAGGTTGTCGTCCGTTGGAAGCCCGCCGTTCTGTACATCTACAATGTGATCCACTTCCAACCGCAATACGTCACCGCATCGGACGCACTTTTGATCCCGTCGCAAAATCCGCTCGCGAATATCACTCCACGTTTCATCGTGCTTGTGAATCGGATGGTGAACCGCATCGTTCCGATGCTTTCCTTTGCCGCAGTATTTCCACGGACGAAGCACCGTATCGGACCAATGCCAAAGGATGTTCGCGATCTCGCGAACCCGAACAAAACCGCGTTTGCGGTACATCTCCCCGAATTGCTCAACGCAATAATCGAAACCTTCCTCGAACCCTTCGCGATACGCTTCGTCAATGTCGTTCGTCCAGAACTCTGGCGTATCCTCAACCGCTTCGCAAAGCTCGCCGATCGTCATTATTCGCGGCGTTTTTTCCAATCGGCGTTCCAGCCATCGCTTGCCCGACTCAGGCAACATAACAACGCAATGCACCGAAGTCGGACTTGCAGCCGTTTCGTTCGCTTCGCTCATATAACTTTTTTCCTTTCCGACTCGGTGATTGCAAGCGTTATGCGGACTTAGGACCCCGCATTGGCTTAATCTTTTATGGCGGTCCGTTTTGATTCCCTTGTCCAGTCCACGCTGGAGTTTGTATAATTCCAATTCGCTGCATTAGTTCTGCGACACTATTGATGCCTAGAATCGACAGAACAAGAACAAGAATAAACGCCGAGATTTTAGGATGGCGTTGAATCATCCGAATCGTGCTAATCACGAACTTATCCTCATCGGTCTGAGTGGCTACTGTTTTTATTTCCATTGTCAAGGCTTCAACTTTCGCGTCTAGTTTTTGCGCGTGATCCATTGCCATAGCAAACGCTACGGCTGTTCCGTTTTTTAACGGTTCCCACGTACACAGGCAGCATTCAATCTCGCCCAGTAAAGGGTATCGCATCACGGTGAGATTGCCCCACTCTGGCTTTGAGCCTTTCGGGATGTACTGTTTTTTGACCATGTAGCTCGGGTTGTATGCGTCCAATCGCTTCGTTTCTGCGATATCTGCTTCGAGGTGTTTGTCTGGTACACTAATTTGCATCCACGTCAATTCTCTAAGCTCACTCAGTGTGTAGTGAGACCATTCGCAAAACGCGGTGTTTGCCCAGAAAATTTTCCCATCGACGGTGCTAACCAGCTTCATCGCAGGGCTGTGTCTCAACCATGCCTTGAGCATGTCGTCGTTTTTTATGTTTTCGAGCCACATTTATACCGCATCCTGATACGCCGATTTTCTTAGCAAGCATGTCGCCGCCTCTATTATATCAGATTCGCCGCATAACACCACATTGAAACCAAGCGGCGATAACGTTGGTTTGCCTCGGCGGCGTCTGTCTTCGCCGCTGGTTTAATGTGAGCGTTATCCGACAAAGGCGACCGATGCCGGATTCAAAAATATCGACGACACAATTTGCCATCGGCGATCACGGTCGAACGCTTGAGCGCGTCCCTCCTCAATCGTCAACCAAGTTTGCCGAATGTAGAAGCCTCCCCCCAAATAATCTCTGGCGTCCTGGTAATCCACGGCTTCCAGCAAACCAAAGATGCTACGATCCCGCTTGTGCAGGTACGCAAACCGCCGATGCTGAACATTACCGCCAATGATTCGCTCGTTTGATGACATGTCGGATAACCATGTGTTGCACGGGAGCCGCAAAGCCCGTCTGTTCTGAAATCAACGTCTACGGTCGCGGCCCCGTGAACACAAGCGTTATCGGGATGAAACCATGTCATCTGGATACAGAAACGTTCCGCAGCCAAACCAAGGCTCACGTAAGGCATGGACCGTATTGGAGCACGCGAACAATGCCGACGATTGGTCTCCTGATGTCTTATCGGCTTGCTCTGCCATCAAAGACCCAACGTGCATCATAAACTCACCCCATCCCATTTCCTGGATTAGCGTTCGCATCTCTTTTAACTGCTGTTGGATATCTGCCATAAATCACCCGATAACAAAACGGTGCAACCGAGTCCCGCGTCGGTCGCGTACTCCATCAATCCTACCCCTTGCTCCCGTCCCCGTCAATGGGTACAATGCCGGAATGAGCAAACACATCCCAATATCCGATCAAATTCGATTCGCCGTGCGTCAGTCTGGCATCTCCCAGCGAGATTACGCTGCTGCTGCTGGCGTTCCGCTGTCTCTC